TTAGCAACCCTGCGGCCTGGGGACCTGCAAGCCTCCCCCCAACTGCCTCTGTCCCCGGCAGGCCCTGGCCCTACCCGGTCCCCTGCCGGGAGCCTGGGCAGGCTGCCAGGGGGGTTTTCCGCGGGTTTTTGGGGTCACCCCGAACGACGGTACTCGACCGCCGGGCGCCCCCGGTTCCCCCGACGCAGGGTCGCCCGGACTGCCCTGGACGCCTGGAGGGTCCGCAGGACCGACCGGACCTTCGTCTCGCGGGCGGGTTCCAACCCGAGCACGGCGACCACCTCGGCAGCAGTCTGCCCTCGCCGCCGGTCGAGCGCGGAGAGCACGAGGTCGATCAGCGCGTCTCGCGGCACGCCGTCACCGCCGCATGTCGTGGACCTCGGACTCGATCCGGGTCCGGAGGTAGTCGTCGAGCGCTTCCCGCCCGGCGCCGACGGCCGACTCGTAGAGGGCCGCGCCGCGCGGGCCGAGCGCTTGCTTGGCGGTGCGCAGCGCCGCCTGGAGCAGGTCCGCCTTCTCCTCGTCCGTCAGCTTCCCGTCTGCCCGCGCTGCCTTCAGGCGCTCGGTCATCGTCTGCTCGACCTCGCGCACCGCCGGCTCGACGGCGGAAGCGACGAGCGACAGGAACTCCTCCAGCCGCGCGCTGCGAGTGCGCGCGGCCAGCCAGCGGGCGCCGCACACGACGGCCGCCGTCAGCGCGCTCGCCAGGATCGGGAGAAGCAACTCCAACGCCTTCCACGCGAACTCGCTCATCGGCCCTCCTCACTCCCGGATCGCCGGCTCGGCGACCTCGTCGCGCTCGAACAGCTTTCGCAGGCGGAACGCGAGCGAGGCGCGCGGGGCGAACTCCCTCCGCCGCCGCGCGGCGGCGTACGCCCGCACCGCCTTCCATGCCTTCTGCCGCTCCCCCGCCGTGCTCTCGCGCGCGCAGACCTTGGCTGCCGGCACGAGTTCCGCCGGGAACGGAGCCACGCCCACCGGTCGCGCGATCCCCGGCATTTCCCCAGGCGGGGGGTCGTCGATCGGGCCGACCAGCGCCGCCTCGCGCATCCAGTCTCGGTGCTTCAGGATCCGCGAGCCGACCTGCTCCGGTGTCTGTCGGCCCCAGTGTCGGGAGTGCAGCGGCAGAGCGAGGTCCGTCGCGACGGACCACTCGACGACTTCCGTCATGAGCCCAAGGTCCCCCGGCCCTCGCCCGTTCGCGGCGGCGTGAGCGATCGTGCACTGGAGGACGTGCCGCAGCGCACCGGTCCCGATCGAGTAGTCCAACTCGCAGACGTAGTACAGGTTGCGGTCGGACTGGACGAGCCACCGCCCGATGTCGCGACGGATGGGGTCCGGCGAGTCGACCGCCCGCCACCGGGCCGCGTCGAGGATCGCTTCGTACCCCGCGATCCAGCACGCGCCCTCGGCATCGAACGGGTCGCACCACAACTCGCGCGCGCGGGCGAGCGGCACCTGACTCCATCCGACCTCGATCAGCTTCCTGTCCGAGGACACCGCCAGCCGATCGCAGCCCGTCTCCGCCGCGAACCAGTGCGCGAGGAGCGGCGCCGGCACGAACCCGCGGTGCCGGTCCAGCGTCGGGCCGTGCACCGACAGGAACTTCCGCGCGTCTTCGACCTGGCCCATGCGCCACCTACGGCACGGGGGGCGACGGCAGCGCGGCGTACCCGCTCGGGCTCGTGCGAAGGAACTGCACGCGCTCGATCACCCGGTCGAGCTTGTCCTCGATCTTCCGCTGCCCGTCGCTTAGGCCCGTCTGCACGGTCTCGATCCGGATCAACCGCTGCTCGATCCCCTGAAGGTCGCGGCGGATGACGGGGTGCGGCGAGTCGCTCGTCTCGTGGCGCTCCATCGTCTGCGCGACCTTCTCGGACGTGGCGAACTGCGCGGACCACAGCGCCGCCGCCGCGCCGGCGACGAGCAGCGCGATCCCCGCCGCGACGATCGTGCGCACCCAGGATACCTGCCCGGCGAAGACGCGAACCGGCTCCGAGTTCCGCTTCGACGGGCGCTGAGCCTCCGAGGAGGGGACCGTCACGCTTCCGTTGCTTGCCATGGGTTTACCCCTTTCGCGATCACGATGGCGGCTCCTCTTCCAGCGCAAGCGCGATGTCCCGGAGCGCTTGCAGGTACACCTTCACCCCTGCATCGATCACTTCGTCGGCGTCGAGCGCGTCAAGCGCCTGCACGGCCGCCGCGCGCCGGGAATCGCGCAGGCTCTTGTGCGTCGGCTGCTGGAGGTCCACGACGACGACACTCTCGACCACGGAAACCTGCGCGTCGAGATCCTCGACCCCGACGAGCGCCGCTGCGGTCGTGACCGCCACGTCCGCAACCTCGTTCTGCGGGATCGGGTAGGGCACGCCCCCCCAGTTCACGGGCTCCGTCGTTTCGCCCAGGTCCTGCGCGACGTTTCCTCCCGCGTTCAGCTTGAAGACCCGAATCTCGTGGTAGGTGGCCATGCTGTCGCCTCCTAGTACCCGAACACGACGAAAAAGAACGGTATGTCTGCCGGGGTCCCCCCCGGCTCGCTGATGCTGACCTCGAAAGTGGTCGTCGTTCCTGGCACGACGAAGTGCGCGTTGTCGGACCCGCCGGCCGCGACGCCTTCGGGCTCGACGAGGACCCCGATGTGCGTCGCCGGGCCAACGTCCAACGTGACGGCATACCTTCCCGCCGAGAGGCGCGACACCGACAGCACGTTCCAGTGCGGCGCGAGCAACACGCCGGCCCCGGTGACGCGCGCCCACGCGACGCACTGGTTCCGACGGACGACCGCCCCGACCAAGTCGGCCGTGGCCGCCTCGGAGAGGTTGTTCGACTTGAGGTAGCTGCCGGCGACGATAGTGTCGTCGGCGTCCACGGTCGTCGCGTGGACTTCCCAGTTGTCGACGCCGTCGCCGAGCTTGCTGCCTCCGGTGGTCAAGATGTCGCCGGACATCGTGCCGCCGGCCAACGGCAGGTACGCGGCGCCGAAGGCGTCGAGGTAGTCCAGGAGTTCATGCAGTTGCGACTCGACCGTACCGTCCGTGAGGTTGACAAGCACCCCGGCATAGGCAGCGGCGTAGATGTCCTCGTCGTGATGGTTGAGGAACATCCCCGACACGTGCAGGTCGCTGATGAGTGCCAACGCGTCGAGCACGTCCTTCAACTGGCCGACGTGCCACAGCGCGGGGTATCGGCCGAGCAGTTCGATCACGAACGCGTCCTGCCGCCGGTCGAGGAAGAGATCCACGGTGTTGACCGCCGTGTCTCCGAACTGGAGGAGCACGTCGCAGAGTAGGATCCCATCAGCCTCCAGCGCGGGCCGCGGAGCCGTCGGCGGCGCCTCCGCCCCCTGCGTGACGTAGAACTCCCACGACTCCGACTCCTCGAAGTACACCGTCGAGCCGTGGCCGTCCGTCCGCGGGTCCGACAACTCGCGCTTGAACTTGAGGAAGACGCTCACGAACTTCTCGTTGCCGGGGTTCACGACCGCCGTGGAGTTCCCGTCGTGGTCCACGCTCACGTCGCAGACCTGGAGCGACGCGAACCGGATCCGCTGCCCGAGCGCGTCGTACGCCACGCCGGGCCCGTCCACGTCCACGGACAGGTTCGGGAGGGGCGAGTGCTCCGACACGCCAAACCCGAAGCAGATGCCGGAGAGCCCCCGATCGTAGGACGCCTCGTGGTCCGCGTCTTCGAGGTAGCCGAACGGCTTGTTCAGTTCGGCCTCCGTCACCTTCTGCCTGTAGAAGAACCGGTTCCTATTGGCCATTGCCTGATCCTCCGCTCACTCGTGGAGGTCCCACTCGTCCGTTCCGAGGAGCGAGATCCCCAGTTCGACGTGATCGTACACCGGCGGCGTCGTGGGCTCAACGATCGCGGCGAGGTGCGTGTGCGCCGGCTTCATGTACTCCGCGATCTCCCGGATCTGCCGCCGCTGCTCGTCCGTCAGGACGACGGGCGAGTAGATGACGAACGAGTAGAGGCTCCACGCGTCACCCGGCCCCAAGAACGTCGTCTCGCCAAGCTCGCTCTCTCCGAGCACCCACGTCTCCTCGTCGAGCGGGCAGGTGATCGTGATCGCGATCCCCAGGAAGAAGCGAACCGCGTTGATGATTCCGGCTGCCGTCCCCTTCTGACGGTACATCGGCAGGAGCACGCGGACGAGTCGTCGTCGGTCGGTCTCCGAGAGGTCGAAGTCGAACGGGTTCCCCAAGTCCGCCAGAATCGCGTCGAGGAACGCCTCCGGCGCCACGTCGGGGTCCAGGATGTCCGTCCACGCGTCGACGTCGATCAGCAGGAGGTCCACGATCTCCTGGAGGCACTTGATGAACGCGCGAAGCTCGCCCGTGACGTCCTTCCTTCGGTTGATCTCAGGCAGCATCTTCCACAGGTCGAACCGCCGCGTCGCGGGGAACGGCGGCGGGGGCGCCGTGAACGCGACGGGGGTTCCAACCACGACGTTCCCCCACTCGTCCGCGATGCCGGACACCGCGAGCGTGTACGCGCGGGACGGGGACAACTGCACGTCCAAGGTGAGGTCCACCGTGTAGTCGTCCACCTTCGTGACGGAGAGCACGCTCGGCACGACGGAAGGTGCCTCGGCGCGCGCGAGGGCGTAGTTGGCGGGGTTCAGCGCGTCGGTCGGGTCGGACGGGTCGCTCATCCGCATCGCGCTCGGATCGACGAAGGTCGCCCGCACGACCGTCAGTGTTCGCGCGACGGCCGTGTCGAGGCGCGGCGAGTCGAAGTCCTCCACCCGAAACGAGTACGACTCGTCGAGGGTCACGAGCAGGTCGAGCGTCTGGCTCTCGACGTGGACGACCACCGCGTCCAGCGACGCCCAATCGAACTCTGCGACGTGGTCGAACGCCCACCGCTCGGCCCCCGCGTAGGGGCTGAACTGCGCGCCGGTGAATGGTGGCACGAACGCACCCCCGGCGAAGACGGGGACGCCGTCCACCTCGATCGCCGTGTTCGCCACGTCCGCGCCGACGCCGAGCGTGTCGATCAAGTCGAGCGCGATCATGGAGTCCCGACGAACGTTCGCCTCGTCCCTCTCGGGGTCGAGGTTGACGAGTTGCAGGCGGCTCACGGGCGAAGCTCCACGGCGTCGAGGTACACGCCCGGCAACTCGACGCACAGCGGGTCGACGGCCCCGGCGAACTGGAGCCGGAACGCGAGTTCATGGTCCCCCGGCGCGAGGTCGGCTACGCAGGCTTCGATCCCCTCCATGTCGCGGACGCGGGGCCCGCCGGCGTGCGTTGGCTCCAGGGTGCGCCTAGCGCGAGTGACCCCGTCGATCAGCAGGTCGAGCGCCCACGAGTAGGGTGTCGCGCCGACCGGCGCCGGGCACCGATACCGGGCCGACAGGCCGACGACGGTGCGGTCCCCGAAGCTGGCCGTTTGCGCGATCTGCACGTAGTCTCCATCCGCGAAGCGGCCCATGTGCCCTGCGCGGTCCATCCCGAGGCAGTAGGCGTGGCTCCCTTCCGGCGGAGTCCAGTTGACGGGCTCGATTCGTCCCTGCTGCGAGCCCATCTCGCGGTCGAAGTGAGTTGCCTCGGCCACCGTGCCCTCCTACGGGTTGATCTGCCGCAGGACTTCGATGTGGTCCACGTACCCGCGCCGCGTCACGTCCTTGGTGAAGAACGCGAAGCCGGCGCGGCCGTTCGCGAGCGGGGGTGACCACGTGTTGACGCCGAGCGCGTCGTCGATCACCTCGGTCATCCCGGCGACCGGCTGCCAAACGGGGTCCGTTACGTCGTGCGCGTCGAGGTCGTTCCGGAACACCTGGAGGATCGTGTCCCCGGAAGGGTTGACGATCATGTCGAGCCGGAGATGCAGCCACGTGCCGGGGTCGAACGTCTCGACGCTGCGGCGCAGGATGCCCGCGGTCGGCGGAACGGTGACGGCGCCGGCCGGGATCCCGCCGCTCGGCTTGCCCTTCCGCAGCACGATCCGGTGCGGCGACTCGTCGGAGAGTCCGAGCAGGTAGCCGTCGTCGGACACGTCCGTCCCCTGGAGCCCGATGAAGAGCATCGGCGCGAAGTTCAACGGCCCGCCACTGACGCCGCGCTGGACGGCGCCGCGAACGCTGCCGCCCTTCGCCATCGGGGAGTAGTCGACCTCGTTGCAGAACAGGCCGGCGACGCCCTGCGCGGTGACCTTGGAGTTCCACCCGTAGCAGAAGGAGCCGCCGCCGTTCGGCCGCGCGATCCCGTGGGTCACGCCGCGCACGACCGACGCCGCGTCGAGCCCGTTGTCCAGCGCAGTCCACTCGGTTTCCGCCATGTTCGTCGCTCCTCAGATGTCCAGTTCCGTGTGCCAGTACCACGTCGGGTCCCGGAACACCACGTTTTCGCCGTCCCCCCCGTCTCCCCAATCGACGGGGTTGCCGAGCGCGTCGTCCACCTCGCACTCCGTCGGGCCGACGATCGCACCCACGGCGTAGCTCGCGTTGGATCGCAGCGGAGCCGGAAGCGCCCCCGTCAGCGTGCGGAACCGGATCACCTCGCCTCCGGCGAACCCGTGAGGCTGGTCCGTGACGATCGTGTCGGTCGGCGGTGGTGGCGAGTTGTCCTTCGGGCTGAAGGTGTGCTCGGAGTAGACTGCCTCGAACCCCTCTGCCGACACCGATCCACCGAACCCTTCCCCGAACAT